TTAATTCCACGAAACCCCCAAGAGAATACTTCTGTAACACCTACAAGAGGGTGTTGGTCATACTGCATTCCTGGTGTCTTGGCATTATAAAAGAAGGTATAATATTTTCCACTAGAAGGAACTTTACCACCTTCGGATAAAACACTGATTAATTCAGTCATAATATCATCAGGTTTTTCTATACCAATTAAATTATCAACAACACCACGCACACGATTATCATTATCTTCTGTTGGATTTCTTCTTTGTTGGAGTGTCTTTCTTGGCATTACTTAAAATAATTCATTTTCTGTAAGGACCTTAAACTCATAACCATGATCTAAACACCATTCTTTAGCGGCATTCCACTTTGCCTGATTTTTAGCATACTCAACGACTTCATAGATATAACCTTTCGTCTTTCTTTTTTTAACTTTAGGTTCGATACACTGCTTAAATGGTTTGATTTCAATAATCATTTTTTTAATCATACCATTTGATTCTTTGACCTTAATATAAAAGTCTGGAAAGTATCTGTGGTATCTGTTATCAATGGGTGAACGATAGGGAACAATAACTTGTTCACTTGCCCATTCTAAAATATTCTGGTTATTGTCACAATAAACCATAAATTTGCGTTCCCATAAGGAACGATAAACGATGTTATTGGGATCACCCTTATACTTTTTAGGATAAGATGGTTTGTATTTCCCCTTATATGACATCTAAATAATTAATAATAAAGTAGTCTTATAGGTATTTAGAGTGCCGAGTCCGTCATCTAAAATAATTTCAATGAGAGATGCCAAAGACATCTTTGGTAAAATATCTCAAACTAACCATTATGTTGTAAGTTTTTCTGCATTAAATAATGCTGTAGTAAATCATATAAGTAGAAAATTTGGAGTTAGTGATGCAAGAGATTTTGTATCACGCAAATCAGGACTTTTATGTTCTGAAGCAGTTCTTCCTGCGAGTGGATATGCAACTGCACAGGTGAAAGGTGATTTCATGGGTATCCCTCAAGAATTTGCACATACGAGATTATATACTGATATAAATTTCACATTTTATGTTGATAATGATTACAAGAATTTGAGAATATTTGAAGGATGGATGGATTATATTTCAAGTGGTAGTGGGGAAGATGAAAATAAACCTGGTTACTATAGAAGATTTCAATATCCCGACACATATAAAGTTGACACGATGTATATTTCTAAATTTGAGAAAGACTATAAGAATGAAATAGTATATCAGTTTAAGAATGCATTTCCAAAATCTATGACATCAATTCCTGTAGCATATGGAACTGCAGATTTACTTAAAATTAGTGTAACATTTAATTATGATCGTTACATTATAAATCCAGGATCTTATAGTGGATCTAAATCAAATAAAAAACCAGCTTCAAAACCAAATCCAGTTGCAAAACCAACTTCAAAACAAAATCCAGTTGCAAAACTAACTAAAGAACAGTGGACTTATCCACAATTTGAAAATGGTGGAAATGGCACCAACATCGATTATGGTAACACCTACGGACCGGGTAGTAATTTTGTACCTCGTGATTCTGCCACAGGTGTACTCATCTAAATAATCACAACTGAAATTATAATGGGTCATCATGCCTTTACCTAAAATTAATACTCCGACTTATGAGATGGAGTTGCCTTCAAGTGGAAAGAAAATTAAGTATCGTCCTTTTCTAGTTAAAGAAGAAAAAATTCTTTTAATTGCATTAGAAACTGAAGATATGAAACAGATCTCTGATGGTCTTATTCAAATCTTGAATAATTGTATTATAACAAGAGGTATTAAAGTCCAGTCTCTTGCAATTTTTGATATTGAATATTTGTTCTTAAATGTTCGTGCAAGGTCTGTAGGAGAAACCGTAGAAATTCAACTTTCTTGTCCTGATGATGGTGAGACAACTGTTGATGTGGAAATTGATATTGATTTAATTAAAGTTCAAAAAAGTAAAGAACACAAGAATATTATTAAATTAGATGATGCATATTCAATGAAATTGAGGTATCCTTCTTTTGAACAATTTATTGGTAATAATTTTGAAATAAATGATAATGTAAGTGATGTTACGAAATCATTAGATATGATTACTTCTTGTATCGAAATGGTTTATGATAAAGAAGAAAGTTGGAGTGCATCAGAATGTAGCAAAAAAGAATTGACAGAATTTGTTGATCAATTAAACAGTAAGCAATTCAAAGAAATTGAAAAGTTTTTTGAAACAATGCCAAAACTTTCTCATACAGTAAAAGTAAAAAATCCAAATACTAATGTAGAGAGTGATGTTGTTCTTGAAGGGTTAGCAAGTTTTTTCAGTTAGGTATGGCTCATACAAGTCTTGAGTCATACTACAAGATAAACTTTGCTTTGATGCAACATCATAAATACTCACTAACAGAGTTAGAAAATATGATTCCGTGGGAAAAAGAAATATATCTTGCTCTATTACAACAACATATTGAAGATGAAAACCTAAAAGCACAACAGCAGAATGGAATCTAATATAAAAATTAAAGATACTCCAAAGTTGAAGATTTCATCAGCAGTATTTGGTGATAAGGATATTGCTGGTGATTCTACGGGGTCTATTAGAAATATTCATAAGACATTAAGTAAGTTATCAGGACATGTTAGAAAATCTTTAATCCGCATTAAGGGGTTAGAAGAAAAATTTTCGAAAGTAGAAAAGAAAATAGAAGTTAATTCTGAAAAGATTACAAGGATTAAAAAAGTATTACAAACTCAAAAAGGTAATGTAGGAAAAAAACTACCGGGAGGTAGTAATGTAAATCAGTCTCTTGTAGAAACGAATAGAATACTTGTAGAAATTCAAAAGCAAATTACGACTGCTTTTGGAATGAGAAATGAAGAAGAAAAAGAAAAAAATAAAACTCTTAAGCAAGAAAAGTCTAAAGAAAAATTAAGGTTAAAAGAAGGTGTAATAGAAAGTGTTAGGAAGATTGGTGGAGCAATTAAAAAAACAGCACAATTCGTTGCTGCTCCATTTAAAGGATTCTTTGATAAAATATTAGAATTTATAACACTGCTTGGATTAGGTATTGGAGCAAATGCAGTATTTAAGTGGCTTGAGGATGAAGAAAATAGAAAAAAAATGAGTAAATTCTTTAATATTATTGTTAGTAATTGGAAGTTAATAAGAAATATACTTGGACTTATTGCTGGGATTTATTTGGGCGCAAAAATAATAGCTCTCGGATCAGCAATAGCAGGACTTGCAGGTCCTTTAGCAATTTTAGCAGCTGCTGCGGGACTAGTATTAGCAACAGCTACATCAACTAGCGAGTTTGATCAGGTAGAGGGTGAAAATGCTGTTTATAATGACCCCAGATTAGGGGAAGGTAAATCTTTTGAAGTTGAAAGACCCGATTGGGACTTCGGAGGTGTCTTTACTAGGATGGCAAATACTCAAGAAAAGAAAGAAGCAAGAGCCAGAGAGAGTATAGTTCTAATTGAAGGAGTTTCAGGCGGAAGAAAATTTGAAGAATGGTCCCCCGATAAACAGAAAAAATATAATGAAGCTATTGCTTTTTTAAAATTGGATAAAAATAAAATGTTGGCTAGAATATCTAATGCACCAGATAATAGACCTGGAGCATTACCAGAAAATTTGGATGGATTCAGAGCAATGGGTGGTCCTGTAACAGCAGGAAAACAATATCTCGTGGGAGAAAAAGGACCAGAAATCTTTGCTCCAAATGTTGATGGATCCATCATCAATAATATGAGAACTGAAAAAATCTACCAGATGATTTCTTCTAAAGATGCTGGTAAGATTAACTTTATAACAATGGAACTTCCTCCAAAAGTTATGAAGAAAGAACAACAAGATTCGACTCAACAAACAGCACCTCCTGTTCCTTCTATATCTCCTGTGAATGGGAGTAATCCATACATGAATACAACTCCAGAAATTTATGGAATATATGTATAAGATATGGAAACAATACAAGTCAAGGAAGTACAAAAATTAAAACTAAATGTAACTAATATCAATAGTTTTCTTAAGAAATCTAGTAAGGATTATACTAAAGTTAAAAAAGATAATAAGAGATTAGTTTCTGATCAAAATAAAATAAAGAAAACAAAAGAAAAGGAAAAAACAATAGAAAAAAAATCAGTTGGAGGTTCTGCACTAAGTAATGTAAAAGATGTTGCAAAATCCTCTGCAGGAATTTTTGATAAGATTTTAAGTTTTGGTGGAATATTATTGTCTGGTATACTACTTAATGCTTTACCATCTATAAAAAAGAAGATTGATGGATTTGTCGAAAAAAATAAAGAAGTTATTGATAGTGTCGTAAGTGCATTAACTGTTGTAAAAGATTTTGCCGTAAATTTATTTGATTCTTTTACTGGACCATATTCTCAAGAAGGTTCTCTTGATTGGTTAGGTAAATTTAACGATTCTGGAAAGTTGGAAAGTGGAGTTCTCAAAGAAATAGAAAAATCTTTTAATACTGTTGGAAGAATGATAAATGCCATCGATAAAATTATAGGTGGAGAAGGTAAAATAGGTAATGCACTTATAACAGCAGACAAAGTTCTTCATAAAAAAAATGGTCAAACCGGTGTTCTTGATAGAGCTACTGGAGAATTTACGCAAAGAGCGTTTACTGCAGATGAAAGCAGAAGATTCCAATCTGGAGATACAAGAATTGATGGGTCATCTTATGGTTCAGTTTCTGGATCAGCAGGTTCTTTGAAAGAATTTATTGCATCTGGCGAAGGTGGATACAATTCTATGAACCAAGGAACTCAAGGTAATAGTATTGTTGGAAGCACTAATAATGCTTCAAGTAAGATAGGAAAGAATTTGACTGACATGACTATCGGTGAAATTATGGAAAGACAAGCATATTTGATGAACAAGTCTAATCCACAAGTTGGTAATTATGGAATATATGCTGCCGGTAAATATCAGATAATTCCAGGAACTATGCCTGGAGTGGTAAGTGCTGCCGGATTAAGTCGAAGTGATAAATTTAGTCCAGAAAATCAAGAAAAACTTGGAGATGCTCTTATTTTTGCAAAGAGGCCATATGTTGGAGATTATATAAAAGGTAAACATGATGATATTCGTGGTGCCATGATGGAACTTGCTAGAGAGTTTGCATCGATTCCTAATCCAGACACTGGCAACTCATTCTATGGTTCTGGAAATAGAGCATTTCATACTGTAGATGAAGTTAAAGAGGCACTTTTAAAAGAAAGAAGGAAAAATCAACAAACATCTTCATCGACATCAACTCCACAAGCACCAGCAGCACCAACAGCACCCGCACAATTGACACCATCAGCAGCTGCTAAAGACAATAAAAATTCATTATACTCATTATTAACTTCTACAGAAGAAGACAATGACACAAATTTTTTCCTTATTGTTGAACCAGTAGAAGTAGGGTCATAATATGGAAACAACACAAGGTAAGGAAGTAAAAAAACTAAAATTAAATGTAACTAATATCAATAGTTTTCTTAAGAAATCTAATAAAAATTATGTTGCGATAAAAAAGAATAATAAGAGATTAGTTTCTGATCAAGTTAAAAGAAAGAAAACGAAAGAGAAAGAAAAGACAATAGAAAAGAAAGGTTTATCTGGCAGTTCTCCATTAAGTAATGTAAAACAAGTTGCGGAGTCTTCTGCAGGAATTTTTGATAAAATTTTAAGTTTTGGTGGAATATTATTGTCTGGTATACTACTTAATGCTTTACCATCTATAAAGAAAAAAGTTGATAAATTCGCAAAAGACAATAAAGAAATAATTGGCAATGTTACAAAATCACTGATAGTCGTAAAAGATTTTGGTGTAAATCTATTTGATGCATTTACTGGTCCATATTCTCAAGAAAATTCTCTTGATTGGTTAGGTAAATTTAACGATTCTGGAAAGTTGGAAAGTGGAGTTCTTAAGAAAGTCGAGCAAGCTTTCGATAGTGTCGGAAAACTGATAAATGATATCGACAAAGCTTTAGGTGGTGAAGGTAAAGTAGGTAATTTTGTTATAACAGGAGAAAGAATTCTTGCCAAACAAGGGGGAAAAACAGGAGAATATAATCTAACCACTAAAGAATTTACACCTAGAGCATTTACTGAAGAAGAAAATAGAAGGTATCAATCTGGAGATTTTAGACCGGAAGGATCAACTGATCCATCTACAGGAGAAAAAGATTCCGCACATGGATCTGGAGGTGGTGGCAGACAGAGTGGTGCCGTATTTGATGCCGGAAAGGGAGGAACTGGTAAAAGAATATTTTTACATTGGAGTGCAGGTGCTCATTCAACACCATATGATGCATACCATTCGATAGCTTTAGGTGATGGAACATTAATTAGAAATACTCCATATAGTCAGGATAAGAGTCGTCATACGGCAGGAGCAAATAGTAATTCAGTAGGATTAGCAATTGCTGCGATGGGAGGTGAAGGAGTTAGTGAAAATAATTTCGGACCATATCCTCCAACAGAAAAACAACTTAATGTGATGATTGGAGAAGCGGCAAAACTAGCCTTAGAATGGGGATGGTCTGAAGGGACAGTCGATTCTAATGTTAGAACTCATGGAGAATGGGAAAGATATGCAACAAGAAATGGAATACTTGAAGGTGCTCCTCAAAGATGGGACGTAGATAAGTTAAGGCAATCTGATCCAAATATAGATACAAGCAAAGTATTGAGTCATGGTGGTAATGAACTACGAAATAGAATAAAACAAAAACTTCGTGAATTGAAGAATCAAGGATCTAAAATGTCGAGAACATTGAACCCATCAAATAATAAACCGGATCTATTTACATTGTTAAATACTAATATAGGTGAAAAAGGTTCAACAACAATCATTCATGCACGTCAACCAATATTAAAATAAATGGCAAACGCATCATCATCATCAATCTATGAAAAGTTATCTATCATCAAAGGTGATAGAGAAGTTAGTCTTGAATTTAAGACTACGAGTTTTGATTATTATGAAAGTTTGCTGTCTCCAAATGTTACGGCAACAATGACCTTTGTTGATACTGCAGGAGCACTAAAAAATGAAAAAGAAAATCGTAGTGGAACAATTTATAATACATTACCAATTACTGGTGGTGAAGAAATACAATTCATAATCAATTCGAAGTTAGGTGTAATTAAAGATAATCTATTTGTAAATACTGCAGTCAATTTAAATCAAGAATCTCAGAGAGAATCAGTTGCTCTTAGTTTAGTTTCTAAGGAAGGTTTATCAAATCATAATATTGCGGTATCGGATAAGTATAATGGTGCTATTAAAAATAGTGTTGAAAAAATATTAACAACTAAATTTGGTTTACTAAAAAATGAATTAGATTTAGATGAAACTGGAAACTCATACTCCTTTGTGGGTAACAATGAAAATCCCTTTGAGATTATTTTAGATCTCGCATCTAAATCTACATTTGCTCAAGGAAATCCTGGATTTTTCTTTTATGAAACAAAGGACGGATTTAAGTTTAAATCTATTGATAGTTTAATCATACAAGAACCAAAGGCATATTACAAATATTATGGAGTAATGAAATCATCAGTTAAAGATGATCGAAATGACAATAAAATATTATCATTTTCAATTAATAAAAATCAAAATCTTGTTAATGCACTAAAGTCTGGTGTTTATGAATCTAGAAATATATTTTTTAACCCTCTTACGTTTGAGTTTTCTGAAACAATTTATAGAATAAAAGATAATCAGTTGGAAAAAACTCTTGGAAAAACTATTGATTATAGTCCAATTGAATCAAATAATTCTTACTCAAGAACTCATCATCATATATTAGATGTTGGATTTTCAAGTCCTGGAATTGATACTAGTATTAATAATGATCCAAGAGATTATCTTCCTCAATCGGCAATGAGATATAATATTTTGATGAGTCAAGTTCTTAATATGCTTGTTCCATGTAATCCAAATTTAGTTGCCGGTGATGCTATTGTATGTGAATTTGAATCACTTTCAGACCAAAAAGAATTAGGTAGTTTTGATTTAAATCAGAGTGGAAAATATATAATTTTGAATCTTTGTCATCATTTTGATCCTCAAAGATCATTTACTTCTCTGACTCTTGTTCGTGATTCATTCGGAATATATACTAATAAAAATAAAAAATAATGCCACTCAATAATCTAAGTAAAGAACCTCCCATTCCTTTTATAGGTACAGTAGTAGAATTTAATGATCAGAAAGAACAAATTTCTGGTCAAGGATGGGGATGGAGATATAAAGTTGCTATAATGAATGATTATTCTTCAAGTATAGCAGAGATTAAGAATTCTGATATTGATTATGCATTAGCACTTATTCCAAACGATGCTGGGTCAGGTGCATCTAATTATGCAAAAAGTTTAAAAATACGTCAGGGTGATATTGTTTATGGACATAAGGTAGGTGGTAAAAGAGGAATTAATATTATATTAGGATTGTTTGGTAGGACTA